CAATGTCGGAACTCATTGGGGCATACGGTGTGGGTTGGGCAGCACCCATCGTAAACGTTTGAAGGGTGTTCCACCACTGTTGGCGTAGCCCCTCGTGCTCACGCTCAAACTTGCCATAGATGTCAGACAGCCTTCTCTGGAAATACTGACGTTGGGCAGGAGACACAATAGCCTCAACGAACGAGGAATATGCTTCCTCTGGTTCGGGCATTGGTTCCCGCCTAGCTTGTCTGGCGGCTTCAAGCTCTGCTTGTTCCCTTGCCTCGGCTGCTCGAAGTCTCTCTTGGTCTTCCAAGGCACTAAGGAAGCCACGCTCTGCTTTCTCTCTGGCGTATTCTTTCTGTCGTTGCAAGTCTGCCCAACGACCAAGTTCTAGAGTCTGCCAGTCTACAAGCTCACGACGCTTGGCTATATCAGCTTGCTCTTTTACCCATGCGGGCAGGGTTTCCTCGGCGTACTGTTTGTATTCTTCTCTGTATTTCTGCCAATCTTTGGTAAGTTTGTTGACGTAGTTAGTCCAGTCTTTCTGCCGAGTCTTTACCTTGTACAGTTCGTAGTCCCGTGTCTGTTCATCTGGTGACGTAAAGACCTCGTAGAACGGCAGTTGGCTTACAGGCACGCCACGGGTAATCCAGTTTTTAACGTTGTCTCGAATCGCCTCGGCGGTGTCCGATGAAACCCCTGCGTCCATTACCAGACGAACCAACCAATCTCGCAAGGTAGACAGGTATTCTTCGTACGTAGTGATTGGCATCCCATACGAAGGTGGCATCGTAAAGCCAGCCGTTGGCTGCCCACCTCTACGTAAAACGTTCTCGTACCAAAAGCGGTAAATCGGATGGTTCTGGTCAACGCCTGAGAAGAACGGAGTCATCAGGTATGACGACCCCATTTCCTGCTTCAGCCTAATAGCAGTACCGTATCCGTAGGTGTCTTCAACCCATTTCCAAAAATCTTTAGTTGTTGCACCGTCAGGCATTAAACGCCTCCACTACTACCGAGTGCACCACCAGGGGCACCGCCCATTGACTCTGGGGGCAGAACCTCTGGGGGCATTCCTTCCATACTTTCTGGTGGCATACCCATTCCACTGTTCTCAGCAGTGAACTGTTCCAGCGCACCCATCGACTGTGACTGGGGTCTTCTTGGCTGTGCTACCTGACCCTGCCCAAGCAGCCGCCGAAGCTCAGTAAGCAGGTTCCTAGCCAAGTCTGTCCTTCCGTCATCCAAGGCGGCAAGGAATGCTTTGTACAGCCTGTTGATGAGCAGGTTGTCTGCCCACTCTCTAGCGACCCTGTCGCTCTCAAGGTCTGGGTCTTCCACCCCAAGGATTTGGTCTCTAATTGTCTGGTCGGACAGCAGAGGTATTTCACCCTCTCGTGCCGCCTTAGCCAGCAGGTATCTTTGGGCATCGTCCTTGGGCAGTATCGCCTCAAGGCGGACTTCGGGGTGCCAGTCGCCAGCAATATCTGATGGTCGAATCAGCATCGGTTTGGGCAGACCAAAAACCTCGTTTCGGCTAGTTCTGCCACGAACCTTTATCGGCTCAAACCCACCAGCAGAATATTGTTTGGGCAGTTCAATAGAAGCAATTCTGTAGGCATTTTCAACCGCCTCTAAGTATGGGGCTACAACCGTGCTTATCGATGTCTGAAGTGTGTTTATTGCAAACCCAGACAGTCTGAAGTTGAGTTCCCCAAACACAGTGTATGGAAAGCCAGCACGCTGTTCGTCACCAGTCATAAACTTGAGCAGTTGGCTCATGTCCTGTGGCATGGCTGGTGTTATTATCGGTTTGATTGTCTCATTTGTAGTGGAATCCAGTGGGATTACTCCCGCCTTTTCCACCTGATAGATGTCTTGTTCCAGCATCTTTTCCCCGCCAGCAGACCAGTAGCCTAGGGGCGGTTTTACTCCACGCCGAACTATTGTCAACAGGTCTGACGTTGTTTTGTTTATGGCGGGAACAATATTCCGCAGCCCGTGGAAAATTGATTCCCCACGATGGATTTCGGTAAACTCGTAGGATTGATGATGCGTTGACGGCATTTCTCCAGCAATAACAAGATACACTGGGCAGTAATCCAATCCGTGCTTCTCTGGTTTCTTGCCCCACTGGTTGCCAACGACCACTGCGTTTACTTCCTCGTCCCAGTAGTCATAAACGTCGGTTTCCTTGGCGACCGTTATGTCGTACAAATCTTTGATTTCTTCTTTTGTGGCTTTGCGAACCCTGCACGCCCACTTTAATCCGTTTCTGCCCATCCCATAGGCAACATTGTATGCATCCCAAGCATTCACCAGTGGTACGGTTTCGCCCCGCTCGTTTTTGTGGACGTAAACAAGAACGAAGAACCTGCCCCGAAGACAAGCAAGCCAAGCCATCTGGTTCTTCAAAGTTGGCATCCCCATTAGCGTCATCCGCTCATCGTTCAGCGTAAATGAGCCATAAAGAAACCTCTCGATATTGGAACTAATGCGACGCTCTTCCTCGGTTTCAAGGTCAATTGGGATTCTCACTATCAGCTTGGACTGTGAAACAATGGAGATTGCTTTATCGGCGAAAACTCTTGGATAGTTGTGCGTATAGCTATAGTAGCCACTCCCAGGGTCATATTCCTTCAGCCGATACAGGTCAAAATCACGATTCCAACGTTCCCGCAGTCTAACAGCAGTCATGTTAGACCAAAACTTTTTAGATGCACTAACTATCTGAGACGGTTGTGTGAATACTGCCACTTTGTTCTTCACTCCTAACTTCGTCTGCTGACACCTTTTCTGGGCTTGGCATACCCATTCGAGCACGCTTTTCCTGTGCCTTCAGTTTGTTTCTCATTCTGATATGCAAATCGCTGACTACTATAACGTCTTCAGGCTTGCAAACTATTGCGAGTTGGTGCCCATCGGCAGTTAGCTCAAACGGTATCAGGTCTCTAATCTCCTTTATGCTGAGCCTGCAAAAATCAGACTTGGACATAGTTTTCAAAGCAAATCCTCCTTAGAAGAATCGTATTTTTGGTCTTCTCTTTTCAATAGTAGTAAAACCAAACAGGCTGACTATGCCGTACGCAAGTGCTTTGCATGAGTGGTTGTTCTTGTCTTCTGGGTTTTCATTGATGATGTTCCCGTCATTGTCGGTCTTCCACTTATAGACCTTAGTCTGCCCATCAATAGGATTTGGGCAGCCTCCCATTTCAGAAATCAGTCCTTGGCATCTAGCGTTAATATGCAGCAGTGGTTTGTTCGTGACTGGATTAACAAGCAGAAACCGCTTGACAACCTCAATGCTGTCACGGACACTAATCTTTTGGCTTCTCAGATGTTTCTTGCCTTCACTAGCCCAAACTTCAATGGGTGCTGGCATTCCCTGATGCTGGCGGGCGGCTATGTCGATAGCCCCGCCTGTTACGTTGTCCCACCAAGGTCGTTGCTTGCAAACCTTAATTATATCTGATGTAACCAGTCCACGCTCGTAGATTTCATCGACTATGTAAAGCTCGTCGTTACGCTTTTGGGCAACTAAAACAGCATAGGCAGTAGCAAAGCCGGGGTCAATCATCAGGAACACTTCTTTAGTTGGGTCAAACTCATATTCCTTGCCGCTTCCGACGTGAATTCGATTGCTGAACTCAGTAAATACTATGCCCTTTGGTGGGCAGGGCACTCCACCGAATCGTTCCATGAACCATTCATGGCTCATTGTCGATTCAAGCATCTTTATTTCTGGGTCGTCTCGACCACCCGGGAAAACAGCACGGTTCGTCCACGTGGGCAGACTGAATGAAGTCAGGTCGATATCGTTCTGGGTTTGTCCAAGCTGGAATAACTCAGGATACCACCCAAGTGAGCTTTCAAACGTTCCACTCAGTAGCATCCAGCCACGCTTCTCGGCTAACCTGCCCCGAAGCCGAAGGAAATCCTCGTAGCTTATTTGGCTTGCTTCACAGACGATTATCCCGTCTGGGGCTTCCATAGCCAGTGTACGAGGGTCTTTGGCTGATTTTGTTACCACTCGGAACGCCCCGCCGTCAACCTCTATATATCCGGGGTCAACGTTTTTCGATGCCTCAAAGCGTACGCCCAAGGCACTGAGAGCAGTACAGATATAGGTAAATTCTGCACGGGTTCGGTTGTAGTCTGCCGCAACAAGCCAAAGCAGTGGGGTTTCCCAAAAACGACCAATGGACTCCATCGCAGACAGTTTGGATTTCCCTGCCCGCTCGCCTCCAGCTACAAGGCGAATTCTAGATGGGCAGTTATGGATTTCGTCCTGCTCTGGCGATGGATTGTATCCTATTTTCTTGAATATTATGTCACGCTGTTCTTTTGTGGACAAGACTATTCCTCGGCAGTCTTCTTCGAGTAGTAGTAGCCAAGAACCGCCCCAACTTCAGTGAGCAACCCGCCAGTTGCCATAGTAACCAGTTCGGTTCTGTCGGCAAGCACGCCGTAAACAGCAACGAAGCTGATTACCAAGGTGGCAATAAGGATAAATCCCCACGCCAAGTATCGTCTGGTGATTAGCTTGAAAAGTTCATTATTCATGCAAGTCCTCTCTCTTAGCCAAAGATAACTATTTCAGCCTTGTACCCAGAATTTTCGGTGACGCTGAAGATGTCCCCAGTTTGCGGCTCAAGGTAGAACAAGCCAGCATCACTCACAAAAATGTTGAACCCGTGGTAGCCAAAGGGCGACTGTCCAATAGCAATTCCACAGGTGTTGAGCTTGAACAGTTCAGATGTTCTTGCCGCAGTTAGCATAGCATAGTTTTCGCAGTCGAACTTCTCTCTGGTGTATTTGGGCATATCCAACAGTACTTTGCGCAATACTTTGCCCCAGTCCTCGTGCGAGCAGTAAAAGTACCGACTGTCCCAGAGGTATAGTTCACGCAAGCCCAAAGGTTGAGCCAAGCGGTTTAGCTCGTTAGCAGTAGTTTCAAGCTCAGTTATACTTGGTAGATGTTCTGCCCTTATGAAGAATTTGCTCATTAGCTTTTATTCACTCCCCCAACTAAAAGATGTAGGTGAACCCTGCGGTGTTTTATCTGCCCCGCCGTCAGATGGTGCTTCCCATGCCCAACTTGTCTCCGAGCCTACTGGACACTTCTCTGCCCCGTCGTAGTCGCATTTTTCCCATGCCCAACTTGTTGGACTTCCGACCATAGTATTGTAGGCTGTTTCTGATGCCGTGTAGGTCACTACCATCTTAGGAAGATAGCCAGCACCCTGCTCGTTTGCCCAAAATACTTGATGATTATCTCCCGAAGGTGGTGTGTCATCTACATCACCCTTGTTTCTAATGCAAATATAAGTAGTGCCTGTTTTGTTTATAATAGCACGTCCAGCCGCATTGAACGTTACAGTGTTATAGCTGTCTGTGCTTATTGGGTACTCCCAAGGCGAAGCATCGTCGGTCAGAACTGTAGAGCCATGTGCGTCAAAATCTTCCAGTTCCAATGTATCACCCTGCGTTCCCTCAAAAGGCTGAAGGTCGCACATAGCATTTTCATACTCTGTAAGGTTGCCAGCACTTCCACGAATTGCTAGCGTTACATCAGTTATTGTGCAACCATCTGGCAGACTAGATGTGTCAAAATATCCGAAGTACTTAGCGTCCCAGTATTCACCATCTGGATTACCAGACAAGAAGGAAAAGTAAAGCCAAGCCTTCAGACCAGTTGAGTTAACACCATCGCCAGTGGTTGCGTCGTGTGCAGTGTCGTAGTTATCGTCCTTGCTGGATATAGCACCATCTGCCGAGGTTGAGTAGAATGTCTCGGGGCTTGCCCCAACCTCTACAGGGAATACAGCCCTAGCAAACTCTTGGACAGAAACCACCTCAGTATCGTTCACTACTCCAACAGCCAGTGGAATTCCGTCACTGTCTTGCCCAATACCTAGCTTTAGCTTAATATTGCCGTAATTGTTGTGCTTGATTCTAATTTCGCCGTTTGGGTCTTGGTTAAATACCCACCATTCTCTCAGCCTGCCTTCAATAATCCTGACTCTGCGCTTGCAGATGCCGTAATCCCATTCCAGCACATTCTGGTGGTAGTTTTCATTTGTGGGGTCGGTTTCAAGTAGAACAGCCGTTTCAGCAATTGGTGAAACTTCCTCGCCGTCAAGGAACAGTTGCGGAAGCCACGTTACAGACTGGTCTGTAGAACAAGTAACACTTATTTGCCTACCTTCAACAATGGCACTAAACAGATTGGCTTTGGAATAATACTTGTTCTTCGCCCATAGCCAGCCTGCCTCAATCTTTCTGCCCTTTGCCTTGACCTTGGGCAGTCCAGAGACAACCATGAAGCGTTTGTTGCTTCTCCGATGCCTATAAAATTTAGCGTAAGGGCTATGTTCCTTGCGAAACGCACCAGTTACAGGGTCATGCCTCGGCGCATAGTCTTGGGCAAATTCTACTTCTTGGGCATCTATGCCCTGCTTTGCCAGCGATTTTAGCAGTATTGGGTCTGTAGCTGCCTTTGAAGTGGCTTCTGCGTCCATTACGTGCTTACCCCAATCTGTATCCATTCATAACCATCGGCATCATTTTGAACGCATATCTTGACATAGGTCTTGTTGCCTGCGCCAGACCGCACCCTTATAATTCTGCCCAAGTGGTCAGCATCGGCAGAGGGGTCGGAGGTTACTTCTTCGGTATTGGCATAGACTTCATAATTACCAGTCTTGTCGTGATGGGCAGAAGCATCGGACTTATGGCTGGAGTAGTCCGACACGTCCTGTCCACCCAAGGTGCCCACAGTAACCCAAGATGACCCGTTGTCGTACGAAATGGCAAGAGTGTCTTCGGCAATAAACCACCTGCCCTCTATGCCTGCACTGGGGCGGTTTGCGGCTGTATTGACCAAAACCTTCCCGTAGAAGGCGTTGTCTCCATCGATTTCTATCGGGTCTGAACTAGGGTCGGCACCTAGCAGTAGCTTGCCCGAAGTCCACTCGAGAAGTGACTTGCCGATTCTGCCACCAGTCTGGTAGCTTTCCAATACTTCTAGAGGATGCTTTGTTACTACAATTGGATTTGTCATAAGTTCACCGACCACTGCTTGTCTAATTCGTAGTAAAGCACATACAGGGTAGCATCTGTGGAATCCTTGCGAATAGCTTTGAAATTTGGTATATCAGCCATCCAAATTTTGAACCACTGCCCGTTCTTTATGGGCACGCCTGTCGAGGAAGTCGGCGTGTTTGCGCTGTCAATCATTATGTCTGCCCCCTCAACGTAACAGAGGGCGAACAGAGTAGCAGATGTCAGCTTATCGGACGTAAATCCCACAGCCGTGTCACTAACGGTTATCGTCTCGCTCTCAACCTGTTTATAAGTGACATTATCCATTTATCTTCTCCTTAGCTATTTACTAGCTGGTACACTGTCTGTACTATACTGAAGCCTACGCAGGCTGGCTCATCCAATGCGGTGCCAGTAGGAGTCACTGCCATCAACTCAAGGGTGATACAATCACCAGCTTGAAGGGCAGCCGCAGGTATCGTTATTGCATCAGTACGATAAGCAATTTGCTGGCTAGTATTCGCAGAGTCGTAGGTATCCTCGACGGCAAGAGTGGATTCACCAGAGTTGACGTTTTCGCTTATTCCATTCACTGGTAGATACTTCACCTGCCACTTTACCTTTTTGCCAGACTCGTCGCTGCCAGTCGTGCTGCGTGTCCAGTGAATATACATCAATATGTCAGTTCCACTTACCCAATTACTAGGCACGTGAATTTTGTAGTATGCCTTGTCTGTGTCCACTGTAAATTCAAGGGCTTGGCAGATGCCATAAACAGCTACGGCTGGAGGATTGGTTGGATTCTTGCCCAGAGAATCTGCTGGAATAACTAGGGCAGTAGTCTTTGTCCTTGGGCAGCCAAAAATTTCAAGACCGCAACTGCCAAAAATATCCAACGCCATTACGCACCGTCCTTAATATCTTATGCCCCGAAGGTAGAATGTTCTATCAGCAGACTGACCAGCCGATGTTTTGACCTTGACGTACCGCCAGCCGCCGAGCTTAAACGTAGTTGTGTAGCCGCCAGTTGTAGTCATTGTGGTCTGGTTGTTGCCAAGGTCTTGATAGGTGTTGCCCATGTCTGGGTCTTTCACCTGAAGACTAACATTGCAACTATCCAGCGAAGGAATAACGATGGCTACCTCGTCGCACAGGTCGCCCAAGTCTCCTTCGGTACTGAGGTCATCGTCATCAGAAACGTCAATCATTACTGATGTTGCTGGTCTGAAGTAACTCATTAACACGCTCTCCCTCGTTGGTTTTGTTTTCTACTTCGATAGGCGAGACATCAATCACCTGCGATTTGTCTGGGCTTGGTAACGCCCTCGCCGAAGAACGTCTGCCAAGCTCACGTAGTTCCTGCAAAAGCTCATAAAGCCTAGAATCAGTCGTCTCCGTCCTGTAGCTGTCACGGAACATCGGTCGGTAGCCCTTCAAAAGCATCATCTTGGGTATGAAATTCTTATGCTCTTGGAATTCTTCCTCTATTTTGTCGGCGGCTACCTCA